TGCATCAACGCTGCTCATCGCAGATGTTCGAGTATCTACCTACTACACGCAAACAATATAAGGAGAAATCATGGCAACAGTCGTAATTACCGGTCGTGATGTTGGTTTATCTTTCACAGGTGGAACAGATATTCAAGCACAAGCGACAAACGCAGTTCTAACCAAAGTCAATGAGCGTCAGGTTTATCAGACTATGGATGGAGAAGCTTACAAGACAACAAACATTTCAGGAACATTCCAATTGGATATGTTGGCTGATTGGGGCAAGGCAAACTCAGTTTGCGAGGCTCTATGGACAGCAGCAGAAACTGCACCTGACACAGACATCAGCATGACATTGACAGCAGCATCAGGAGCACAATTTGTGTTTCCAGTAAAACCAGAGTTTCCAACAGCTGGCGGATCTGGTGTTGATGCTCAAACTGTTTCCTTTACTTTCACAGTATCAAAGGGCGCAGTAGTAGAAACATTTAGTTAAAATCTAACAACGGGAGCAAAATGAAACTACCAATTACAATTGAATACAGCTCAGGCGAGCAAGCCACTTATGTAGCCCAACCGCCTGAGTGGGCAAAATGGGAAAAGCAGACAGGAAATACCATTGGGCAAGCAAGCGAAAAACTTGGCATTTGGGATCTTATGTTTTTGGCTTATCATGCTCATAAGCGTGAAGTTGCCGGAAGCAAACCAATCAAACCAATGGATATTTGGATGGAAACAGTAGCCGATGTCATTGTCGGTGATGCTGACCCAAAAGCCACAAAGCAGGAAGCCTAAGCAGATTATTGGTTGAGTTGGCAATAGCCACACAGATACCAATGAGTGAATGGGTTGATGCGGACGACATATTAACAGCGATCGAGATATTGGAGAAACGGAATGGCAAATGAAACCATCGCCTACAATAAATCAGATCTGCGTGATATTTACAAAGCATTCAAACTCATGGATGAACAAGCTACTGAGGAAGCAAGAGCGCAGTCTGCTGCGTTGGCGTATTTTGCATCAGAGGAAATTAAGCAAGCAGCTAAAACTCGAACAAAGTCTGGCAAAGTTGCGCAAAGAGTTGCGGATGGGGTTAGCATCTCTAAGTCCAGCAAAATCGGTGAGTTCAGTTATGGCTTCGCAAGACAAAAGTTTTCAGGTGGTGCTACTACGCAAACCGTATGGGGTGGTGTTGAGTTTGGTTCAAATAAATACAAACAATTCCCTTCATATTCAGGACGGCAAGGCAGAGGTAGTCGTGGATGGTTTATCTATCCAACCCTTCGCAGAATTCAGCCTGAATTAATTAACAAGTGGGAACAAAGTTTTGATCGCATTATTAAGGAGTGGGTCTGATGGCAACTGGTAATCGTACGCTTAAGTTATCGATCCTTGCCGATGTTGATGATCTTAAGAAAAAATTAGGTGAAGCCGATAAAGCCGTTGAGGATAATTCAAATAAGATTTCAGAGTTTGGCAAGAAGGCTGCTGCTGCTTTTGCCGTTGCAGCTGCTGCTGCGGTTGCCTATGGCACTAAATTAGCCATTGACGGGGTCAAGGCTGCAATAGAGGACGAACAGGCACAGTTGAGGTTGGCTGCTGCCTTAAAGAGCGCCACAGGGGCTACAGAGGGTCAAATTCAGGCTACTGAGGATTACATCCTAAAGACATCTTTAGCAACAGGCGTTGCTGATGAACAACTACGCCCAGCATTTCAGCGTTTAGCCGTATCGACAAAAGATGTTAATGAAGCTCAGAAACTATTAAACCTATCTTTAGATATTGCTAAAGGTCGAGGCTTAGATCTTGAAACTGTTGCCAATGCTTTAGGTAGGGCGCAAGATGGCAATACAACAGCTCTTGGCAGATTAGGTCTTGGTTTATCAAAGGCTGAATTATCTACTCTTTCATTTACCGAAGTTCAACAAAAATTATCTGATCTTTATGGTGGCGCAGCAGCCGCTAATGCTGAAACATTTCAAGGCAAAATTGATCGCTTAAAAGTAGGATTTGATGAGGCTAAAGAAGCATTAGGCGTTGCCTTGCTTCCACAGGTTGAGCGATTTATTGGATTCTTAAATGAAACAGGTATACCAACACTCAATGCGTTTATTGCAGGATTAACGGGCGATCAAGGTTTAAGTGCATCACTTGCACAAAGCCAAAAAGGTGCTGAAAGTTTTGGTAAAGCAATTGCAAGTGTGGCTGGCATAATTTCAGGATTCATAACATTTGTTAGGGAAGCAATTGGTTTATTGGTTGAACTTGCTAATCAAGCAATTCGAGTAGTTAATATAATTAAACCAGGAGCAGATGTTGGCTATATTCCAAACCCTTCGAAAACTGGTGCAATGCTTGGACAAACACCATCAGTTCCAAGTTCTAATTTTACTTATGGTGCAGGAAATCCAACAGTAATTAATAACATTTCAGTTCAATCAATTGATTCTGAAGGTGCTGCAAGGGCTGTTGCAAAAGTCTTAAATCAAAGCGCATCTCGCTCAGTTCCACAGCTGTATAACTCAGGCATTAAGGGCGATTAATGACAGTTTGGACACCTGACTGGAAACTAACTGTTGCTGGTGTTGATTACACCGACATCGCAATCAGCGACATTGCTCATCAATCTGGTCGAGATGATATTTATACTCAACCAAATCCATCTTATTTGCAGGTGCAATTAGTTGCTTTGTCTGGTCAAACCTTGCCTTTTGCCATTAATGATAGTTTAAGCCTACAAGTTAAAAACAGCACCGGATCTTATGTCAGCCTTTTTGGTGGAGATATAACGGATATAACAGTCGAGGTTGAGCGTGCTGGTAATGTTGCCACGATTGTTTCTTATACTTTATTGGCAATGGGATCTATTGTTAAATTAGCAAAAGAAATTTGGAACGATAACATTGCTCAAGATGAAGATGGCGAACAAATTTATGAAATACTTTCCAGCGTATTGCTTGGATCTTGGAATGATGTTCCAGCGGCTACTACTTGGGCAACTTATGATCCGACAGAAACTTGGACAAATGCTGTTAATTTAGGATTGGGCGAAATTGATCGTCCTGGACTTTATACAATGCAACATCAACCAAATACGACAGATACTATTTATAATGTCGTTTCAGATATTGCCAATAGCGCCTTTGGATATATTTATGAGGACAATGAAGGAAACATTGGATACGCCGATGCAGACCACCGCCAAACTTATTTGATCGCCAATGGTTATGTTGATCTTTCCGCCACTCATGCCATTGGCTCAGGATTGCGAACAATTACAAAAGCAGCGGATGTTAGAAATGACATTTACATTAATTATGGCAATAACTACGGATCACAAAAGACTGCTACATCAGCGGTATCCATTGCCCTTTATGGCTACAAAGCCGAAACAATTAATTCAAGAATTCATGGCGCAGTAGATGCACAAGAAATTGCCGATCGATACATCAGCCTTCGAGCCTTCCCACAACCTATTTTTGACAGCATAACCTTCCCAATCACCAATCCAGAGATTGATAATTCTGATCGAGATAATCTGCTAGGCATATTCATGGGAATGCCATTAAACATTGCAGACCTTCCTACTCAAATCAATAATGGCGAGTTTTCAGGTTATGTTGAAGGATGGCGTTGGAGCACAAGGTTTAATGAGTTATTTTTGACAATTAACCTTTCACCGGTCAGCTTTAGCCAAGTGGCTATGAGATGGAATTCTGTGCCAATCGGCGAGGCATGGAACACTTTAAGCCCAACTTTGACATGGGAATACGCTACAATCGTAGCCTGATAATAGGAGAAAAATGGCAACCACTACAAATTATAACTGGAGTACTCCAGATGATACCGCCTTGGTTAAGGATGGCGCATCAGCCATCAGATCTCTTGGCACAGCTATTGATACAACCACTAAAGCATTAAACCCATCAACAACTCTTGGCGATATTGAATATCGTTCATCCACCACTAACACAAATACAAGACTTGGCATTGGTTCAACTGGTCAAGTATTAACTGTTGTAGGTGGCGTGCCAAGTTGGACAACTCCCGCAGGTGGTGGCAAAGTTTTACAAGTTGTTCAAGGCAGTAGCACAACAGCTACAACCATATCATCAACCACCATGACTGATACGACTTTAAGCCTTTCAATAACACCTACCTCTGCAACTTCAAAAATTCTTGTATTAGTGAGTCAGCAGTTTGAACTTTATAGAGGAACAGGAAATGAAACAGGACATACAATGAGAATCCTTAGAGATGCAACAGAAGTTTATGCCACCGGATCAACAAACACCGCTGGATATATTTTTGCTAATGGTGCATCACAGGTTGGTATAGATGCTTATGTATCTCTGACTTATTTGGATAGTCCAGCAACAACTTCAGCAACTACATATAAAACACAAGGCAGATTACAAACTGCTGTTGGATCATTGGTTTATCAAAATAACTCAGCCAATTCAACAATAACACTTATGGAAATCGGTGCATAATGGAATCTAAAATAATCGCTCAAGCAATCAAAGAATTAAGCCCTGATGCTGAATTTTCCTTTACCGATGATAATTTAGAAACTTTACAATGGCATAACTTAAACGCAGATCGCCCAACAGATAAAGAAATTTTGGCGCATTGCAAAGTTGTTGTTGCAAATATAAAAAATCAGGTTTCTATCAATGCAACAACTAAAGCAGCATTACTTGATCGCTTAGGTATTACTGAGGATGAAGCAAAACTACTTCTCAGCTAATGAAGCCATACCTATCTAAAGCAGCCGTTCAATTACGGGAGCAAATTGACGATTCTTTTGCCGATAGGTCGAGAAAATCGGATGGTTGGATCTCAGACGCTAGGCATCAAAAAGTAAAATCGGATCATAACCCACTACCTTCAGGTGAAGTTTGTGCTATCGACATAACAGCAGATCTTGGTGCAGCTGAAGGAATATCTGCTTACCTTGCTGATCAAATCCGCATTGCTGGCAAAACAGATAAGCGAATCAAATATGTAATTCATAATCATCATATTGCCAGCAAACTGTTAAATTGGCGTTGGCGAAAATATAAAGGAATTAATCCTCACACCAAGCATATCCATATTTCATTTCATCCAAACAAATCAGGCAACTTTTTTAACATCCCACTACTAGGAGGAAACGCATGAAACTATCTAATAAACACAAGGCTGCAATTAAGTCATATTTGAGAGCTGTGGCTGCTTCTGGAATTACTGTTGCACTTGCTATTGCTGGAGATGTAAGACCTGAATACGCTGTTTTGCTTGGTGCATTTGTTGCACCTATTATCAAATGGTTAGATCCAAAAGAGGGAGCATTTGGAATTGGCAACTCCGAAAAATGACACCGGCAGAATGGGCTGGCTTCGCCGCTGGCATAACCGCCGTATTGGTCGGTTTCTTTACGGGTCTGCGTTATCTTATTAAAGGATGGCTTTGGACTTTAACTCCTAATGGTGGCGCATCACTTGCTGATCGATTGGCAAGAATAGAAACACGCCAAGAGGAAATCCTAAGAATACTGTCAAAGTAGAGTTAGCCTTATCACATGGCGAACACACGAAAACCTATCAAACGCAAAAAGATCAATCGTCGAGTCGTTCGCCAAACTCCTGAGCCATTAACAAAGATCGATCAACATTACATGGCTTTGCATGAATGCTATAAAGCAGCTAGAAAAGCAGGATTCACACCTGAGCACGCATTTTGGCTGATGACTGAACATAAGACTTTCCCTGATTGGATTGTGGGCGATGGTGGGATAATCCCATCAATAGATCCAACTGACGATGAGGATGACGATTAATTAAAGCCAATCGTAGATATTTAGTGGTGCCTGACCTCCAAATTCCTCTACACCACCCAAAAGCAGTTTCTAACTTAATCAAAATGTCCAAACATGAAAAGTTTGATTTTGTATTGAATTGTGGTGATGAGTTAGATTTCACCAGTCAAAGTCGTTGGGTAAAAGGGACTAAACTAGAATTTGCTGAAACATTAGATCAGGAAAGATCTTTAGCTCAAGACATTTTATTTGATTTAGGCACGACAGATATAGTCAGATCTAATCATACGGATCGGCTTTACACTACATTGCTAAAAGGTGCTCCATCATTGATCGGGTTGCCTGAATTGACCTATGAACGCTTTATGGATTTCTCAAGTCTTGGCATTAAATTCCACCGCCGAGGTTTTGCCTTTGAAAAAAATTGGTTTCTCGCTCATGGTGATGAAGGCAATATGTCTAAGCATGCTGGTATAACTGCCCTTAATTTGGCCAAAAAATGGCAAATGAACACCATTTGTGGCCATTCGCATAGGCAGGGTGCAGTCAGACACCAAACTGGCTTAAACGGCCGTTATTCAACGATTTGGGGCATTGAGGCCGGTCATCTTATGGATCAGAAAAATAAAGCGAGTTATCTCAAATATGCTTCAGGCGACTGGAATATGGGCTTTGTTGTGCTTAGTTTCGGTAAAGGTGGCCATTCAGTTGAGCTTGTACCAGTCAGCCATGACGGCTCTTTCCGATACAATAAAAGGTATTATGGGGCGTGAAACAGACTATCAGCCTCGCACGATTGATGACCATATCGATGATTTTGAGGATATCAGCGTTATCTAATCGTTATAAAACACGCCGAAAGTAATTAACCAAGCGTCCTTGCCATAGGTCATACTTTATGCATCCACAAAAGCTGTGGATATGTAAGGGAGCAACATGAACGCATGGCTAGAAGCAAGAGATATGGGTTTTGTAATCATGTGGGCAATTGTCGGTTTGACTTTTGCTGCATGGATTATTTATGAAATCCGAGATACCGCATTCCAGAATGGTTATTGGAAGGGTCGGGCTGATGGTTGGAATATGCATCGCCGAATGACCAATATCAAAACACAGTCAGATGAGGTTTTTGATTATGACAAGCAGAACTGAGTTTTTGGATGAGATCGCAACAATTCTCTCAGCTAGAGGATCAGTTTACGGAAGCAGTCAAAGCAATCACGAGCGAATCTCAGAATTGTGGTCTGCTTACTATGGAGATTACATATCGCCAATGCAGGTCAGCATCATGCAGCTGCTCGTTAAGGTCAGCAGACTTGCCGAAACTGCAAATCACCAAGATAGTGTTAAAGACATCATTGGTTATGCAGTCATCTATAAAGAACTGCACGACCACTATGACCAAGAGTTTGGAATAGCAGATGGCATTTAATCTTGAGGATTATGAGGATGTGGCAACTCTAAACAAATGGTTTATTGCCAACTATCCAATGGGTAGATCTGATATATCAGTAATTAGTCATGATCCTGAAAAGGGTTATATCTTGGTGCAAGCAACTTTGTGGCGAGATGCAGCAGATCCATCACCGGCAGTTAGCAACATTGCATTCGGATCTAGAGAAACATACATGGCGAACATGAAAAAATGGTATGTCGAGGATACTGCCAGTAGTAGTTTGGGAAGGGCAATAATAATTCTTAAAGGCTCAAATAAAACAGCTACGAAAGACAGCATGGAAACTGTCAAGGCAGATCAATCCTTTAAGGAGAAGTTGGAAAGTCGCCAAAACATGTATGGCAAACCCGGATCTAAGTCAGCACAAATTGAAACAATCCTAAGAGATAGTTTTGAAGCTGATAAACCTAAAGATCCGGTTGCTTGGTCTGTTGGTGATGTTGTTGCCGAGATCGGTGCATCAATACCTAATGAGCCACCCGCGTGCCAGCATGGGCATATTCTCAAAGAAGGAATTTCTAAAGGAGGCAAGCCATATTATGGATATGTATGCAAAGCAAAAGCATGTGAACCTAAATGGGCAAAACTTACAGCTAATGGAAAATGGTATTTTGAAGGAGGTGAATAAATGGGTGAATTACAAATCATTGACGGCTCTGGTCTAACTGCAACTTTTACAGATGATGGAGTTAAGGTAGAGCCATCAACAACATATTGCGATCTATGCAACGATGACAGATTACTTCATGAGGGCGATCTGCTTCGATGCTATAACTGCCACGCAATCAATCGGATTCCGTATCATGCCTAATTACGAATACTTTTGTGATAGCGAGGGATCGCTGATTGTATTGGATTTACCAATGGATCATAAAATCCCTTATTGTCAAGTATGCAACGCACCTTTAAGGCGTATCTATACAGCTGTGCCAACCATCTTTAAGGGAACTGGATGGGCTGGCAAAGATGGTTAAATTCAAGTGCAATGGCTGCTCTGGCAACACCGAATTCATTTGGTTGGAAGGTTATACAACAGCTCATGGATTTCGTGTATATCAATGCCTCAGGTGCAATTGCATTGGAACAAAGAATCTAGCAGAATCAACTGACACTCAAGAGCCTGTCATTAGATGCACTAAATGCGGGTCTTGGATGTTTGTGGATCAGGAGTGCCATACATGTGCGCTAATCATGACGCAATGACACACAACATCAATTGGGCTTATCAAAACAAGCTGCGTGAGCAATGGTTGTTAGATAATCCTGATGCACAATACATAGGATGGATGTCAATATGAGTGTTGCCGGATACGATGAAACTTGGATTGAATTAATGGGAGTTAGGATCATGACTTGCCGTCTGACCTGCGGTTATGATGAAAGGTT